ACCGATTGGCTCGACCAAAAAATCCTCTTCGGGGAATTGCGCGCGGGCGTCCTGGATGACCCCGCACAGCTTGGTGGCGTCGCAGTTGGTCAGCTGGTTGTTGACCAGTTCCGCGAACCGCTCCAGTAGAACCGTTTCCGCGTCGGTGCTGGTCAGGTCGCAGTGCTCGGCATGACACCGGGCTTCAAGCTGGTGGTTGTCGAGCAGCCGCAATTGGCTGGCGGTGGAGCGATGCATGGCGGTCTGCCGTGGTTGCTGTCTATTCGCCTATTATTCTTTAAGTAATAAATTCAGTCAATGGGTAATTATTCGTTTTAGAATTATTCGATCAAATTTTGGGCAATAAAAAGCCCCTGGCATTCAGGGCCACGACATAGCCGCCGGGCCTGGGGTTGGTGCTTCTCCCTTTGAGGATCTTGTGAACAGTGGGCTGCGGGATGCCTTCTTCTTGCTGCAAACGGCTCGGGTTGGTCCGGCGGGCGTGCAGTAGGTACTCAAGGTTGGTCTGCAAGAACATGGCAGTGTCTCCCGTGGTTTCCGTCAGTATATTCTTTAAAGAACATATGCACCACGTTAAGGAATAGACATTCCATAGTTATTACTTATAGAATAAAAAAATTCTGACACGAGGAGGACACCATGGCCCCGCGCGAAATGGTCGAGCTGTTGCTGCAGCGAGGACACACCCAAGCCAGCCTGAGCCTGGCCACTGGCCTGCGCCAGAGCACGCTGTCGAAGCTGCTCACCGGTCGCCAGGCCGAGGTCTATTACACCCAGGGGCAGCGGCTGCGAGAGCTGGTTGATGCCCTGGAAAACGAAAAACCCGCCGGACAGGGCGGGTCTGACGTGGCGCAACCGGCTTAACCGGTGCGCCTTTTTTACAGCAGGTTTTACAACATGCATGAGGATTACACCATGAATGCCCAAATCGGGTCAATCGACCAGAACCATTGCAGCTGCGATGACTGCATTGCAGAAATCGCAACGGTTGCACCCCTGTCGCGCCGTCGCTTGGCAGAAATCGCCCAGGGCGCACCGGCCAGCAACTACGAGCGGAAGGAAATCCGCCACGCCGAGCGCCTGACCGGGGTGCATATGCCCGACTCATGCCGGGGCTGCCCCCATGCCGATGAGGGCTGGAATGGCCGGGCTGTGTGCTGCGGGGGTGTGGTATGAGCGCCCACGACCCGGTAAACCACCCCGGCCACTACACCGGCGATCCGTCCGGGGTGGAGTGCATCCAGATCGCCCGCCACCGCAATTTCAACATTGGCAATGCCATCAAATACCTGTGGCGGGCTGGCCTGAAGGGCCGTACCACCCACGTCGAGGATCTGAAAAAGGCCGCCTGGTACATCCAGGATGAAATCAATCGCCTGCAGGAGGACACCCAACCATGAAGAATTTCGAGAAATTTGGCAGTGCACTGATTGCGCTGGGCTATCGCGTCACCCCGATCCGGGGCGGCAGAAAATCGCCGCTCCTGTCGGGCTGGCAGAACAAAATCCTGGGACAGGATGATCTGGCCCAGTACGGCAATGCCGGTGTCGGTGTGCTGTGTGGGCAAGGGGATCACCCGATCTGCGCGGTGGACATCGACAGCTACGATGCCGAGCTGACAGAGCAGTTCGCCGAGTGGTGCCGGATGCACATGGGTGCAACGGTGGAGCGGGTCGGCAAAGCGCCCAAGTTGTTGATGGTGTATCGGGCCGCGCAGGCCGGGTGGGGCAAGGTGACCAGTGCAGGCTTTCTGCACGGGCAGGGTATCTGCCGGCTGGAGATGCTGGGCCATGGTCAGCAGTTCGTGGCATACCACATCCACCCGGATACCGGCCAGCCCTATGAGTGGGTGGACCTGCTGGGTGGCCTGGAGGTGATGCCCGCGGCTGACCTACCCGTGCTGACGCAGGAGATGGTCACGCAGGCCGTCCAGGTGTTTGAGCGGATGGCGGCCGAGCGGGGCCTGCCGGTGGTGACTGATGGCAGCCGGGCGGCTGCTGCGCCAGTCTCGGGCGGTGAGGATGATTTCCTGCTGACCTACGAGCCGCCGGTGGGCCTGTCGCTGGAACGCGCAGAGGCGCTGCTGGCGCATATCGCGCCGGACGATTACAACGACTGGCTGCGCGCTGGTATGGCCCTGCACCACGAGTTTGGCGGCAGCGGGGAGGCCATGGCGCTGTGGGATCGCTGGTCAGAACGCGCGGCCAACTATCGCGGTGTCGATGACCTGATGCACCGCTGGGATGGGTTCGGCGGGTCCGGACGCCAGCCCACCACTGCCAAATGGCTGCTGAAATTCGGCGGGGCCGGGGAGCGGCAGGCCGAGCGTGACGCAGTGGTCAGTGGGCGCGATGCCGTGCTGGCCGAGATTGCCCAGTGTACTGACACCTACACCCTGACCCATGATCTGGCCCGCAAGGCCGGGGAGGCCGCCGGGGATGACCGGGGTGTGCGGGCCGAACTGGTGGCCGCAATCCGCAAACAGTTCAAGGCGCTGGCCAAGTGCGATCTGCCCATGGCGGATGCCAAGGCCATGGTGGCCGGCAAGCGGTCGGGTTGGCACACCCTGGAGGGCGACAAGGCCCTGACCGAGTTTGGGAACGCAGAGCGGCTGCTGAAAACCTACGGCGACAACCTGCGCTACGTGACGGAGATCGGCCAGTGGTTTTTCTGGACCGGGGTGTACTGGATCCGGATCGATGACGCCGAGATGGAACACCTGAGCAAACAGACCGTGCTGGGTCTCAAAAAGGTCCTGCTGTCCGGCGAGATCAGCGCCGAGGAGCGGCAGGCCCGCGAAGATTTCATCGAGAGCAGCCAGCGGGTGCGGATGGTGCAAAACATGGTGACGCTGGCCCGCTCCGATCCCCGGGTCATGGTCAAAATGTCCGAGCTGAACCGCGACATGATGCTGCTGGGTGTCGGCAATGGCGCAGTGGACCTGCGCACCGGCGCGCTGCTGCCCCCGGACCCGCTGGACCTGATCACTGTCATCACCCCGGTGGAGTACGACCCCGCCGCCACGTGCGCACTGTTTGAGCGCACTGTGCTGGAGGCATTCCGGGGGAACGTGGCGCTGGCGGAGTATTTCCAGCGCGTTATCGGCTATGCGCTGCTGGGCAATCCGGTGGAGGACATCCTGATCATCCCCTACGGCTCAGGCAGTAACGGCAAATCCACCATCATGGGCATCATCCGCCAGGTGTTCGGCCAGCATGCCAAGATGGCCGCCGCTGAGACATTCCTGAGCAGTGGCGGGGCAGGTGGCAACGCGGGCGGTGCCCGCGAGGACATCCTCCGGCTGCTGGGTGCCCGGCTGGTCTATGCGACCGAGCCGGACGAGGGCAGCGAGCTGAAAGAGGGCCTGGTGAAAGCCATGACCGGCGGCGAGCCGATGCCTGCGCGCGGCGTGTTCGGCAAGGCCACTGTGGAGGTCACGCCGACATGGGTGGCGTTTATGCCCACCAACCACCGGCCGATCATCAAGGGCGACGACCACGGGATCTGGCGGCGCCTGAACCCGATCCCGTTCACCCGCAATTTCGACATTGACCCCGATGTGGTCAAGGATCCGCACCGTGCGGAAAAGCTGCAGGCTGAACTGTCTGGCGTGCTGTCGTGGTGTGTGCGCGGTGCGCTGGCCTACCAGCGTGATGGGCTGAACCCGCCGCCAGAGGTCCGCCAGGCGCGCGACGAGTACCGCAGCGACATGGACCTGCTGGCCGAGTGGCTGGAAACCAGCTGCGAACTGGACCCCAAAGCCATGACTTTGAGCGCCCAGCTGTGGGCGTCGTGGGAGGCTTTTGCGCGTAATCGGGGCGAAATTCGCTACATCCCCAGCAGCAAAGCGCTGGGTCGGCGGCTGCTTTCCAAGGGGTTTGAGCCGTTCCGCGACAGCGGTGGATTGCGTGGTCGAGGGTTCAGGGGGCTAAAACTCCGGGATTCGGCGGAAATTTCGGAAAATTGCTTTACCGAATAATCCGCCGTTTTTTGATCATTTTTTGAGCGTTTTTGCGTCGTTTGCGTCGTTTAACTACCTTTCCCTATATTTAAAGACATAGGGGATTTAAAAGGGGCCTTGAAAAAAGTCCTATAGGAAAGGTTAGGGAAAACGGCCCACAAACGACGCAAACGACGCAAACCGAAGCGCCGCGTTTTGGAGGCCCGACGATGAAAAAACCGACCTGGCCGGAGGTGTGCGCACTGGCCGAGCGCACTGGGGTGGAGTACAGCGTTTTGGAGCTACAGCGGTTCACCCGTGACTGCGCCTTTCCCCCGGACCTGATCGCCCTGTTCTGGCCCAAAGCCACCGCCCGGCGTCAGGCATTCCTGCAGGGGCAGACGCGCTACCACGGCAGCCCCTGCTGCAGTTGTGGCAATACCGAGCGGTATGTGTCGCACTCGAACTGTGTGGAATGCTCACGCGTGCGCACCCAGCGCCGCTACCATGCCGACCCGCAAAAAGCCTGCCGCAAAGCGATGCAATGGGCGCGGGCAAACCGGGAATACCTGAACGTCTACAACCGGGCATGGAGCCAGAAAAAACGGGAGGCTTCGGCATGACCGACTACCAGCAAATGGCTGAACGGCAGGCCCGCCTGTCCCCATGCACCCGGCGCAAGGTCGGGGCAGTCATCGTTCACCCGGTGGGCTGGGTCTTCCTGGGCTACAACCGCAGCACAGACGGTGGCCCGTGCGAGTGCGAGCAGGGCATCACCCGGTCGAGCGTGGTCCATGCCGAGCAGGCGGCGATCTGGAGCGCCCGTGGCGTGGATCTGAGCGGGTCGGTGCTGTACGTCACGCACCAGCCCTGCATCCGCTGCGCTGCGCTGATTGTGGCGCGGGGCATCAGTGCGGTGCATTACCGCGACCCCGACGACAAAACGGATGGCCTGGAGCTGCTGCGGGACGCTGGGGTACGGGCTGAACGCTGGCCGACACAGCAGCAGGTGGACCGGGAGTTTTTCGCAAAACATGGCGGGGCACTCGGGCCGCGTGAACTGGAGGCCCTCGGTGGGCATCCGAACAGAATTGTACGGGGGATGGATTGATGCCAAAGATCCTGCTTGAGTGCGAGCTGCCATGGCCGCCTTCGGTCAATCACTACTGGCATCAGGTCGGGGCAGGGAAAGCCCGCCGGGTGTATCTGAGCGCACGGGCAAAACAGTTCTGTGCTGACGTGCAAGCGGCTGTGCTCCAGCTGCGGGCACACCAGCGCAGCACCGCAAGGCTGGGTGGAGCATTTGAGTTCCTGCCGCCGGATCGCCGGACACGGGACATCGACAATTTGCTGAAGGGCTTGCTGGACAGCATGTGTAAGGCCGGGGTGTACGTAGACGACAGCCAGTTTGACGAGTTGCGATTGAGCCGGGGCCAGTGTGCGCCGGGTGGGGTGGTGCGGGTGCGGGTCTGGGAAATCGAGGGGGTAACATGAGCATCAGGACAATGCAAATCGAGCTGGAACAGTGGGGCCAGTGGGCACGGGCGGAAGAGGGCGGCCTGCCGCCGTACCAATCGCCAGCATACAGCCTGCTGCGGCAGCACATGCAGCAGGCCAGTGCAGGGGTGCCAATCGTGCTGAACGAGGACGCCCTGATCGCGATTGACCATCTGGTGACACAGCTGCGCCTGTCGAAACCGGTGCACCACCAGATCCTCAGCGCGCATTACCTGCACGGCCACAGCGTCAGGCAGCTGGCAGCACTGATCCCGAACACGTCGCGCCGGGATGTAGAGCACTACCTGATCGCGGCAGAAGCATGGCTTGATTCACGGCTGGAGATGCTTTGCGAAATCGCTTGAGTGGCGCGCCACCATGTGGTAGGTTTTGGGTAGAGTCGAGAATTGTGTAAAGAACCCCGCCAGTGTGCGGGGTTTTTGCTTTGGGGCCTATCGTGGACAAGCTGCTGAACCTGTCGAGCCAGCTGCTCAACCAGCTGGACAGCATTGCCACATCGCTGGCGATCATTGCGCAGGCCCTGCAGGACATGGCCGGACAGTGGCAGGAGGCAGAGCCTGATTACAGCCCGGCCCAGTCCGTTTATCTGGACGACTGACGTGCAGATGCTCAAGCCCCGCCTGCAGCCCGCCAGGCCGCGCCAGACGCAGCCAGAGCGGTGGGGAAGCGGCAGGGGTGGCAGACCATGGCGACGCCTGCGGCAGGCTATCCTGCTGCGCGATCAGTACACCTGCCGGGCATGTGGCTTGGTCGGTGGCGAACTGGAGCTGGACCACATCGTCAACGTGGCCCGAGGTGGCACCGATGACCCGGCCAACCTGCAGATCCTGTGCCGGTCCTGCCACGCGGCAAAGACCGCGCGCGAATCTGGATTGTCAGACAATCGAGCCGCGGGGGGTGGGGGGTAGGTAAAAAATCGGTTTCGGTCTCCGCCGGACACCGCGCCCATCCCATTTGTAAAAAATTTTGTGTTTTTCATAGGGTAACCACGGCAAATGGTTACCCAGCAACCGGGTGTATCCTCATGGCGCTGACAGACAAAAAAAAGCTGTTCGCAGCAGCGATCATGGCCGGGAAAAACCAGACCAGATCGGCGATTGAAGCGGGTTACAGCCCGAATGTGGCCAAAAACACCGGGTCCAAACTGATGAGGGACCCGGACGTAATCGCCTACATCGAGCAGGTCAGTAGCGAGGTCACACGGATCGCCACGCGGGCCAGCGAAACCGTGGTGAGCAAAACTGAAGCAGAAATCGAGGGCTGGCAAACCGATCCCCGTGCAATCCTGGTGCGCCTGATGAACAGCGCAGACCCGGATATGGCCCTGAATGCAGCCAAGGCGCTAATGCCCTACGTGCATGGGCGCATCGCTCCAGCTGGCAAGAAGGAGGACAAGGCGCAGGCCGCCAAAGCCACCGCCTCCAGCGCATCGAAATTTGGAACGCTGGACAACCAGCTGAACGGCCAGCGCCCTAGCTGATGGACTGGACCACCGCCTGCCCCGACTGGGAGCGGCGCATCGTACAGGGCGACAGCCTGATGCCCTGTCGGCCGCTGTACCCATCAGTGGCTGATGCGGCGCTGCGGGTTTTTCGGGAGCTGATCCTGGTCGATGTCATCGGCAAGCCGACATTCGGGGAGGTGACGCGCCAGTGGGTACTGGATTTTGTGGCGGCCATTTTTGGCAGCTATGACCCCCAGGCCCGTGAGCGACGGATCAAGGAGTTTTTTCTGCTGATCAGCAAGAAAAACACCAAATCGACCATCGCTGCCGGGATCATGATGACCGCCCTGATCCTGAATGATCGGTCGTCGGCGGAGCTGATCAT